ATGCCGACTTTCTGCCATCCCCGTTTCTTCCTCCTGACAGGCCTTGTGCTCTCCCTGCTCAGCATGGGGGGCTGTAACAGACCCAACCAGGCTATCGGCCATCGTGGCCTTTCTTCTGATGGCTATGGCTTTGTACAGGATGGCCCTGTCCTTGCGCCCCCAGCCCATCTCATGCAGCACCAGAAGCCCGCCACCACGGGCCGCTGACCTGTCCGGCTGTTTCCTGGCCGGGATTTTTTCCCCACTCCCCTGATTTTCCACTTGATTTCTGGAGGGAAAAATGAGATGTACGGCCCCGTTGCCGGATTAGCACAGTGGTAGTGCAGCGGTTTTGTAAACCGAAGGCCGGGAGTTCGAATCTCTCATCCGGCACCACGATTTTCCCTGAAAATAGGCCGTTTCGAGCGTTTAACGCCAAGCGCATGTAGCGCACAAAAAGCGTGTTCCGCACCTAGGCCCGGATAAAAACCCGGATATAAACGAATCGGGCTCTACTGGAGTCGTTTGGATAGCCACCCCGCATACATCTCAGTCGTTTTTACCGAGCTGTGTCCCAGCTGGCGGGCGACATCGTAAATCGGCACCCCTGATTGAAGCGCCCTGATAGCGTAGGTGTGCCGGAGATCGTGGCATCTGAACCGACTACGATCATCCAGTCCTGCCCGCTGTACTGTGCGCCTGAATTGTCCTGTGACATTCCTGTACCTGTCCCCATCTCTGGAAACGAACACAAACGGTCCCTGCCTGCGTATCCTCCACAACTCGTTGGCACAGCGATGAGTCAGGGTGATGACCCTGGGAGAGCGTGTCTTGGTGCGGAAAAAGGTGCACGTGACAGCTGACCCTGTGAAGTCGATCTGGTCCCACTCCAGAGAGGCCGCTTCTTCCTGACGGCACCCGGTGCGAGCAAGGAACCGGACCAGATCACGGAAGCCGGGCGAACATGTACGGATGACCCGTGCCAGTGCCCTGAGGGAAACCGGCTTAATCGGCTCCCGCCTTTCCTTTATTTCCTCCATTTCCTCCGGGACCGGGTTGCTCTTGATCCAGCCCGCCCGCCGGGCCACACGCATGACCCGGCCAGCCACCATCAGGTCACGCCGTATCGTAGCCCCACTCACCCCTTTCCTGCGCCGGGCCACGGTGTAATTGTTCACCAGGGCTGTTGTGATGGAACGGACATCAAGCCCAGAAAAAAACGGATGAAGCTGGCGCAGGCTGGTCTTGTACCTGGCCTGTGTCTTCTCCCGCAGCTCCAGCAGTTGCAGGTCAGCCCACCGGGCCACGGCATCCTCCCAGAGATAAATGCGGTCAGGGATCTCTCCTGATCTCAGGCTGTCCGCTTCCTCGTGTATCCCCTTGAGCCGCTGGAGGGCGACACGCCTATCAGTTGTTCGTAACGACTTGCGGACATCTCGCCCATTGATCTGGATGCGAGCGTAATATGTCCCTGACGCATTTTTGTAGAGGTTTTTGGACATGCGGACGGCCCTGTGTTTCTCGATATGTAGTTACTGACTTCTTCTTCGGATATGGTCCACACGCGCCCAACCCGGGCAGCTATCAACTCCCCAATACGGCAGAGGTGCTGCACCATACGACTGGAAACACCGAGCCGCCGGGCAGCTTCACTCGTCTGAACGCGCCTCATCCTTTCTCCCTCGCTCCGGTGTCCCGCATCCGCTCCATTCCCAACTCTATCCCTTCAACTGCTCCCATGAATGCCTCGATGAATGCCGCAGCTACCTGCGGCACTACCGCATTCCCATAGGCACGCAGGCGTCCCACTCTGGCGGGAATCCCATCAGCCAGCGGGAATGAGCCGGGTTCAACCGGCCGGAGTTTCCCGTCCCGACATCCGAGCCAGTCAGGATTTCCCCACGGCTGGTTATCCTGACGGGTTCCTTGCACAGCCAAACAGCCCTGCCCAACAGGCTGTTTATCGGCACGTTCTGACAGAACGCACCGTCTTTGTGGTCCCTCGCTGTAGGCGTCGGCCAGGAAGCCAGCCTGGCCTGACCTTCCGGGCTGCTCGCTCCCCTGCCGTGCGCCTGCTGCGGGTTCACGTTGGTGGTCGGCGTGGCCCATGAAGACCGCCCCGAAAAACAGCCTGTTCCTGAGGTGCGGGGCACCAACGCTACACGCTGGCAGTACTGCCGCCCCGCAGGCGTATCCTGCCGCTTCCAGCTCAGAGAATAGATTGTCGAGCCAGCCTGTTTTAATTGCTGCTGCAACCTGCTCTCCAAACACGATTGCAGGGAGACACTTGCGGATGAGGGCGAGCCAGACGGGTGCGAGGTGGCGGTCATCATCTGCGCCTTTCTGCAAACCGGCGACTGGAAAAGGCTGGCATGGCGGTGATCCGGTCCAGATTCCGGGAACGCCTTCCAGTCCCGCCCATCTGAGGGCGAGCGGCCAGCCGCCAATTCCTGCGAAAAAATGCGCCTGTTCATAGTGTTGTAAATCCTCTGCCATCAGTTCTGTGATCGATCTGATATCGACAGTTCCGCTAGGCAGATGCCCTTCTTCCGTAAGACGAGACAGCCATGAGGCCGCCCCCTTGTCCCACTCGTTGTAAAAAACTGTCATCCGTCTGACCTGTTCGTGCCCAGCCTTCCAGGGAATCGCAGTAAGACGCTCTTTGCACTCCAGTCTGGTCATCGAACACGCTCCTGCTGGGCACGCCGGCTCCACAGGCGCCGGGCTTCTGCTTCCGTGGCAGCATCCGGGCCGTGGTAGCCACATTCATGACATTCCACATAGTACACATCCCCCTCTACGGAGTTATTGGGGAGCAGTGGCAGCTGGTGCACAGATGGGGTAGCGCTCTGACAGGAGGGGCAGCGATTGAGGCGCACTGTCATGATGGGCATCCCTTCCGATTGTTCCATTTCAGCCATGCTTCGATCTGGCTTTCGGCGTATGGTCCGGTGGATCCACACTCCAGACAGTTGACGTAATATCCGTGGACGCTGGGCCTGTTGGTCAGGTTTCGGATCCAGGGCGGGCACCAGGGGCAAGGTGCACGTTCCTGAGTACGTGAAGGCAAAGCTCTCCCGTATGCGCCCGTTCGGCGCATTGATCTGCACGTCATCATCTTCTCTCTGATTTTATGGTCTGTCTTACCGGGCCTGCTCGGCCTGCTTCGCCCAGCGCACGCTCTCGAACATCTCCACAGCCCGATAATGGGCAGCCATGTTGCTCAGGGGCACGGGCTGCCGACGCATGTCGGCCAGAATGGCATCAACCCTGGGCAGGCTGAGCTGCTCGTATGAAAAATCCTGCTCCCTCATCGATGATGAAGGCTGGCAGCCACGCTCCAGCAGGCCGTTGTCAGTCGGGCGTTTCTGATGCTCCCGCCAGTTCTCATCCTGTTCCACCTCATCACCTCCGTGTTTGTGGTGCCTGAGATTACTGATAAGCTTTTATGCTTATAACGTCAATGCATATTCGAAGCTTTTTTGCTTATTTTCTTTCTAAGCTACCCTCTCCCGCAGCCACAAAAAAACCGCCCCGGAGGGCGGCTTGAAGCATGATAAACTACGAAAAAACTCAATCATCAAAATTCATAGGAATTTGTCGTGCAGCAACACGATGATCCAGAACTTTAATGATCGTATATTCATTTTTTAAGCCAGAATCTGATTTTTTCTGCACCAAACGCACCTCACAAAAAAGAATATCACCCTTAGAAAAAGACTCTTCATTATTATCAACACGCTCAAGGAACTCCTCATCTTCTATGCGTGCACTAATAACTCCATCTCCTCCGTTAAGACGCCACTTATTATCATCCTTAAATGCTAAAGAAAGAATAGTAAAAGCAGATTTATATACTACATCAGAGATTATATCTTCGCCAATCTCAGGAAGATTATAATAAACAGATTCATCCCTTGAAACATTTATTACTTCCTCTCCCGTCTTTTTATCCCTCACATAAAAACTATCTATTCCTTTACTTTTAAGCGGATCAGAAATTACTTTTTCTACAGCGGTACGCACTGAAACGTCCTTGAGAAGTCGTACAACCTGCACAGGAACTTCAATAGTTTGATCACCGAACTGAAGCCGTAATGTATCTGGATCAAGCTTAGAAATTTTATCAGGGTTTTTCCCATGAAATTCTTTAATTAAACGCAACAAACTCCAACGAACACCCGATGCAAACCCCAGAAATGTAAGTAAGGTTGCAGCAGCAGTAGCATCAGGCCCTGTTAAAATATCCCTTATTTGTCTATAAAGTGTTTCTACAATTTCAAATACAATCTGAAAGCTGCCACCTTCCAATGCCTTTATTTGCAACTTTATCTTAGATTCATCACCATTCACGACACGGTTGGCAGCATTCATCAACGTGCCAAATCCCATTAAAGCCGGCGCAAGTGTCTGCACATCCATTGAATGGTCACGCAGTGCCTCACCGTCATAGGCTATCGTAAAGGATGCTCTGCTCATGTCTTCCATTCTATCACACTCCCTTTAGGCAACAGATTAAATTATCCGAGATCAACAGAGCTTTCAGTTTTCTCATATGTCAGGATAATCACTTCCATACCCACTTCCCCACGACCCGGCCCTGTATCATCACATCCACCACGGGCTGGTCATACGGGGAATAATCAGGGTTCTTGCTGATGATGCGGAGGACGTCCTGCTCAGGGGATGAGCCTGGGATGATCTGGACCATCTTCACCACCAGACCGTAGCGATTGTGGATGATGTAGGCCCCATCATGCGAAACGGCCCGGTCCCCCACATCCACAAGGACTTTCTCTCCCGGAAGATAATCCGGGATCATGGACTCACCTGCTACCGTGACGATGGCCAGATTGTTGAGCGATGTGGCCCGGACGCCTGCCAGCGCACTTCTGGGCAGCGTCCATATCCTGGAGGCATCCTGCAAATCAGGCACCTCCAGCCCTGCGCCAGCCGCAGCCTGCACATCATACTCAGGGATCCGCACCAGCCCATAAGTGCCGTCTAGCTGGCTTTGCTTGGGATGAGCCATGTCACTGACGGGTGGTTTATCTTCGTTACCAGCCAGCAAAGAGGCATATCTGGCCTTTATCTTTTCCTCAGTGCGGGCAGATAACGCATTGCTGCTCTGAGCATCATCCATGAAACGGCTGACCGTAGTCTGAGCAAGATGACACTCTTTGGCTATGCGGGAGTAACTATGCCCGGAAAGCTGGGCAATATGATCAATCCAAGCCTTTTGGCGGGTGCGTGTCGATAAATCAGCCATAAGCTTTTTTGCTCCGATATATGCAAAAATGAAACAAGCAAAAAAGCATTTACATTTGAAGCATAAAAGCTTACTAAGCTTATGTGAAGCTAATCACTTACCCCCAGATTGCAGCCCTCGCTCAGGAGAAAAATCTTTCCCTGAATGAGCTGGCAAGACGAGCAGGCATTGCACGGTCTGTTTTGGACAGGTGGCGTTCGGGGAAGACCACACCAACCCTGAGAACCGTAGGGAAAATTCAAGACGCCCTGTCATCAGCCCCCACCACCCAGAGGAGCGCACCATGAGTCTGAGTGAAAAAATGGCGCGCCACGCTCACGCCAAGAGAGAAAAGGGAGCGGCGTGATGGATACCAAATGCTGGGCGTTGGATTATGTGGCCCGCCTAGGCGGTAACATGGCTGCGGAAGACGCCATTAAGGAAGCGGCCCTCATTGAGGGATATCTTGCTGGCATCATTTCTGTGGAAGTGGAAGTACTGCCACCACGGAAAGATGAAAATGGGCCGCCCCGCAAGCCGGATTATTTCCGGGCCGTTTTGCGCATGGGCAAGAATGCGGGAGAGGCGCAATGATGCGTCCCTCCCCACGTCATTCAATCTTTCCGGCCATTGAGGGGCCAGACGCCCGCTTCCAGTGCGGAAGTGGCGTTGTCAAATGCCATGATGAGGGGTCCTTCCCCCTGCTTGGCCAAGAGCAAATCATAGGCGGCTTCTTCGAGCAGACCTTCATGGTCAGTCTGACCCGGACGCAATCTGTGCGGATCGGGCGTACCACGGGTCTGCTCGATGAGGGCGGCGTAGCGAATCAGGTTCGCAATGTCTTCTCGGGTTCTTTTGCTCACGTTCTTTATCCTTCTGACGTGGGTAGAAGAAGGTCGGTGATGGGCTGGAACCCGTACCGACCAGCTGGGGCCAAAGGCCTCGGCAAATTCGTGACTCATTGTTGTTCGCTTTCAATTGGAACAGTGGGTTGCGATGGGCCTGTGGATGGGGTGGTGCCCATCCCGGCCAGCGGTTGCCAGCGCGACTCTCACACCGTGCTGGCAACCATCAAAGCACAGATTGCGAGACATTTTTACGCCGGAATGGGACAGGCCCGGCCCCGTGGTTGGGCTGGCATCCATGAATTCACCAACGGGGCCGTGACAGCGAATGATTTTTTCCACGCCCCCGCAAAAGACCTCCAAACCCAAAGGAGCGCATCATGAGTCTGAGTGAAAAAACACGTCTTGAGCTATTAAAAATTGCCTTGGCCTTAGGCTGCCCAGAGGAAACCAAGAAGCAATATCGCTTCATGGTCGCTCTTCTCAAAACGAGTGAGACGGAATGCACGCCGAAAACATTCCGCTCTTTAACTGGTGAAATTATCGAGGAAGCAACTGGGCCAGTCTCTCCTTCAACCACTGCTCCCGCTTACCAGGAAGAATATCAGGGACATTTTGAAGAAGAAATTCCGTTTCTCCGGAAAGCTGCCATGGAAACGAAAATTGACGGTTCCGGTAATCTTCATGCAGCACAGCTCTCCACTGGACGGACACAACCTGCTGCGCCCTACTCTCAAAAATCACAAGTATCTCATCAGAAGTTGCGGCACGCTCAGCCCAACGGAGGATGGTCACATCATACATCTTCATTTCCTTCTTCTACTGAACAGCACCCAGCGGACTCGTACTCCGCCGGGCGCACGGAGAGCGTATCAGGGTACGTCCGTCATCAGTCAGGCTGCGTCGTGCATGACGGCCCTGCCGAGCAGAAAGAACGGCATGACTCTGGCGGTTTCCCCAGCCCTACGGATGCCGAGCTGCGGCAGCATGGCTGCCCTGCCCTGGTAGAGCCACGGGCCAGAACGTTTCTCTGCCAGCTGCCGGACTCTGATCTGGCCGCCATCAATGCTGGCGTGATCCCGACACCGCTCATGAAGATGCTGGGCCGGGTTGCCTACAACGAAATCGAACGCCGGAGGGAAACCGATGATGCGTGACCTTCTGCTGTGTGGCCACGGGCTGCACCCTGTCCCGACTGCCCGCAGGCGTTCGGCCCAGATACGACTTTCTACGTTCATCAACGTAATTTCATTTCTGGGCAGCGTGTCACTGATGATCGGGATGTGTGTCCATGCCCGATTTCATTGATGGCTTTGAAGCCTTTGGGCGCATCCGTTCCCTCATCCAGCAGAAATACGGAAGTCAACGTAACTGTGCCCGTGCGCTGGGCCTGTCGGAAGGGCATCTGAGCGACATGCTCAACGCCCGCTGCGAACTGTCCCCTGTTCTGCTGGCTGCCGCCGGGCTGGTGCGACGCACCGTCTATCAGGTCGTCAGTACAGATGAAAAGGCTGATTCCCCATGAGGCGCAACCGGGCCGAGGACATCCTCCATACCTCCATTGCCAAATACCTCACACTGGCAGAGCCGGAAGGCTTCTTCTGGACCAGCATTGAGAATCGCCGGAACGGCAGAAATGAGGGCGGCCGCCGAAAAGAGCGTGGCTGCAAGGCTGGCGTGCCGGACATCCTGACGATTTACCGGGGATCAGTACTGTTTCTGGAAGTCAAGTCCCTCAAGGGGCGGCTGCAGCCCAGCCAGAAAGAGAGGATCCCTGAGATCAACAATGCTGGGGCGGGTGTGGTGATCGTGAAATCTGTTGAGGATGTTTTCCACGCTCTCACAAGGAAGATTGTAGCATGACCATAACGAAATTGGAACAGGGGAAAGACCTGTCCCTGTCCAGCCGGGAAATAGCTGAGCTGATGGGGAAATCCCACCGCAACGTGACCCGGGATATTGAAAAGATGCTGTCCGCCCTGGGGCGGGGTGTGCTCAATTTTGAGCATACCTACGTCAACCAGCAGAACGGACAGAAATACCGGGAATATCGGCTCCCCAAAAACCTGACGCTGACCCTGATCGCAGGGTACAGGGCAGACCTGCGGCTGCGGATCATCGAGCGATGGGATGAGCTGGAGCAGCAACAGGGCACGCACCGCATCCCCACCACACTGCCGGAGGCCCTTCGTCTGGCAGCCGAACAGGCTGAACGAATGGCAGTTCTGGAGCCAAAGGCAGCGGCATTGGACGCCATCAGTGAGGCCCCTGGGGATCTAGGAGTGCGTGACGCCGGGCGTGAGCTGGGGATAGGCCAGAACAGACTGGCACAGCTGATGATGGAGATGCGCTGGGCCTGCCGTGAGGGGAATAAGGGGCGACTGAAACCGGCCCATTACGGCCTGTCCACAGGGTATGTGCGTATGGTCGCACGTTTCTACACGGACCTGCGTACGGGTGAAGACAGAATGGCGGATGTCCTTGTCCTGACCCGCAAGGGGCTGGCCAGAATGGCAGAAAAAATTTCAGCAGAAGGGGCATTGGCATGAGACCCGAGGAAAATGCGATTCTTCCAGACCCAATGACGCCGCCTGACTGTGATCTGAGAGGGCTGCCGTACATGCCGCTGGATACGGTTGCCCTGCTGGAGAGTGACCTGTTTGCCCTGAGCAACGGGGATGAACTGAAAGCGGCCCTGACGCTCTGGTGCCGGTCGTGGAGCCAGGTTCCGGCGGGCAGCCTGCCGGACAATGACCGGATACTGGCCAGCCTGAGTCAGACCGGCCCTGCTTGGCCCACTGTGCGGGAAATTGCCCTGCATGGCTGGGTGAAGTGCAGCGATGGGCGGCTTTACCACCCCGTGCTGGCACCAAAAGCGATCAAGGCATGGCAGGGACGTTGCGCCCAGCGCAAGAGGGCTGAAGCCCGCTGGGCCAAGGAGCGGGGTGAAACGCCGGCATCATGCCGTGGCATATCCCGTGGCAATGCAAGTGAAAGTGTAAGTTCAAATAACCAATCTAAAGATTGGCCTGCGGCTGCGCCGCAAGCGGGTGGCTTCGCTCTTGCTGTAGAAGATGACCGGGTGGCGGGGTCTGCGGGTCATGAGGCAACACCGGAACCGATGAGCATGCCACCCGCCGGGACCGCCCGGTCCGTCTTCGCCCATCTCCCCCGTGTGGTGGCCCTGACGGGGCGGCCAGAGCGTGCCTGCCGTGGGCTGCTGGGATCATGGCGCAAGAAGCTGGGCGATGATGTGGGCGTACTGGACGGACTGCTGACCGAGTGCGAGAGGCAGGACGTGGCAGAGCCGGTTGCGTGGATGGAGCGTGCCATCAGCCGTACCACGGGCCAGCCTGTAGCGGAGAAGCACAAGACAGCCTCTGAGCGTATGGTAGATGAGGCGCTGGGCAAGGCCCGGCGTGCATGGTCGCACCTGTTCGAGGAATGTCGGGATTTTGGCAAGATCAACAGAATCTGGCCTGAAAAGGCTGCCTCACTTGGGCTGCCGGGGTGCGCCCTCACCCGTGAGGCCTATGCCGCGCATTTTGCGGGAGGGGCGGCACGATGAATGGCGTGCGTGTTTGCAGGCGGTGCGGCACTGAAAAGAGGCTGGCCAATTTCTGCAAGGATGCCCGTAGCAAGTACGGGTACAGGTGGTTCTGCCTGACCTGCTATCGCAGGCAGGTGAGAGAGCGTTACTATCGGCACAAAGCGGAGAAATTGGGATGAGCGAGACAGAAGGCGCAACAGTAGGCGGAATCGCCGTGGACCGGTTGAGATCCATCATCGACCGGGTGGAGCGGCTGGAGGAAGAGCGCAAGGCTCTGGGGGCAGACATCCGGGACGTGTTTCAGGAAGCGAAGTCAGCGGGGTTTGATGTGAAGGTGGTGAAACAGATTTTGAAATTGCGGAAGCAGGAACCGGCGGAAATTGAGGAACAGGAAACCCTGCTAGACATCTACCGCCGGGCCTTGGAGCTGTGACGTTCAGCAGGATCATCCCTTCGTGAAACCTCTGTTTCTGATAGAGTAAACACAGCAACGCCTCCCAGATTACGCTTCTTAACATAATCGGACATTTTCTCCTTGTCATCTATTTGCGCCAAGATAGCATCTATATCGAATTTATTTTCAGAACCTTTGTCAGAAGAAGGATCTCTTTTATAAAAAGATTCAATATACTTTTTGAAGAATTTAACATGTTTTTCACGTGCATTTCTTCCATCCGGTTTTTCATATGCATCTCCTCCATCCGGACCATAATTTTTCAATATCCATTCCAAGGGGCACTGATCCCGAAAGTATCTGTCATAATTCTTCCAAACGTATCCTGAACAACGCCTCAAGACGTCATCTTGTGCATCGCACAAACTCTGGATTAAATTACAGGAATACATTTCTTGATTAGTTGAATAAATAAATTTATTTAAGTGAAAGATAACATATTTTCTTAATCGAAGCATCCTCAACGCCGCCATAATTAAAGCCAATCCAAAAAGTTCATGCCATGGAAGCATGTAGGGGAAAATATCATCTACCCGGCCTTTCCTCCCCTTATTATTGGCATATACGTCTCTCACGCATTCTGCATGTGCTACAGAGCATCCCCAGTCAGATCTACGTCTTGAATATCCTCCTATAAAGGAGCCACCTCCGAATAAATAAGAATCCCTACCGAAGCCATGATTATAGAACACATAGACTGGAATCAGACCACTTTCTTGCGCCTGCGCAATTAAATCATTATTCTGTTTGTTATTTCTACCAAACCCATCATATCCTGAACCCTCATAAAGACGCTTGGCCTGTACACGAAATCCGATTTCACAATCCCCAACTTTAAATAACCACTCCCAATCGGCTCCGTTCCTACTCTCTTCAGCTTTTGAAAACATCTTTACATCAAATGCCACAAAGGGCGGTATCCTTCCTCGTTTCCCACCTCCTGGCTGCCTCCCTCTTGCTACCCTTGCACATCTCAACAGGAGCATCTCCGTAATTGTTTCTTCATGAATGACCAAACCAGTATTTTTATACCTCCCACTATTATACCTCCCACTATATGCCTCGCCCTGAATCTCCCAGACCCATCTCGCCAAAGATCTTAATATCTTTTCCAAGGTAATTTCTCCCCACCCGCTCAAATGCACAGACCAGCATACTGTCGCATTCTGGCGTAAAAACAAGTCCAGCAATCATCTACTCTGCCAAGCATGGCAGGGTTCAATTCACAGACGGGAAAGGCGATGGACGATCTGGCTCATCTGAGCCAGTCCATCCGTGATATTCTCACCACACCGCTAGGGTCACGGGTTCTTTTGCGTGATTACGGGTCACGCCTGTTTGAGCTGGTGGATAGCGCCATGAACGGCGGCGGTGTGGTGGCGATCTATCAGGCCGTCGTGACGGCTCTGGCCGTATGGGAGCCCCGTTTCTCTGTTCAGAATGTGCAGGTCACGCCCGGCGTGGGTGGCATCTCCCTGTCCCTGACGGGGATCTATAAACCCAACGGGCAGATGCTGAAGCTCTCAGGCATTGATGTATCGGGTGGCACGTCATGAGCCGCCTGTATGATGCGATTGATCTTTCCAGCCTACCTGCTCCACAGGCGATCACGCCCGTGGACCCCACGCAGGAAAAGAATGACCTCCTGGCCCTGTTCTACAGGCTGTTCCCTCAGTTCAGCACGTTTCTGGAGAGCGACCCGGCGTACAAACTGATCGAGGCGTTTGCCTATCGGCTGTGCCTGGAAAAGCAGCGGCGGAATGAGGCTATCCGTGGAGTCATGCTGGCCTATGCCAGCGGTGCTGATCTCGACCAGCTGGGGGCGAATGTGAACGTGCAGCGGCTGGTGATACGCCCGGCGGATAATACGGTTACACCCCCAGTTGCTGCCGTCATGGAAAGTGACGAAGACTATCGCAGCCGCATCCAGCTGGTGCCAGAGAGCTACTCCACGGCAGGCAGCGTGGGCAGCTATGCATACTGGTCCCTGCAAGCAGACGGGGATGTGGCTGACGTGCAGGTAACGTCACCAACGCCGGGCGTGGTGGTGCTTTTCATCATGAGCAGGTCCAATAACGGGCAGGCCAGTGATGCGCTGCTCCAGAAGGTTCTGGCTACCGTCAATGCAGATGAGATACGCCCTCTGACCGATCAGGTGCAGGTGAAGGCGGCAACCCTTGTCCCCTACTCTGTCACCGCCACGCTGGAACTTTTCAACGGGCCAGATCAGGAAGTGGTGAAACAGGCGGCAGTCACAGCCCTACGGAACTACTGCGACCGTACCCACAAGATCGGCGGGATGGTGGCGACGTCAGGAATCTATGCTGCATTGCAGCAGTCCGGCGTCCGTGACGTCGTACTGGAAGGGTGGAATGGGAATATGGTCATGGAAGATGGGCAGGCCCCCTACTGCACGGGAATCACCGTGAACACGGTGGAGGTAGCAGGTGGCTGAAAAAACCCTGCTTCCATGCAATTCTTCCGAGCTTGAGAGAGCCATGGACGTAACGGCAGCGGAACATCTTTCCGGCATCCCGCATTATGTCCGGTCCACTGCGGATGCCGCCACCATCCCGCCGGTTCTTCTCCCCTGGCTGGCATGGGGACGCCGGGTCGAGGTCTGGGACAGCGCATGGACCGACGAACAGAAACGGGCAGTGATTGCGGCGTCATTCGAGAGCCATCGCCGCAAGGGTACGATAGGGTCCATGAAGTCGGCATTGGGTGCGCTGGGCGTATCCCTCAGGCTGGTGGAGTGGTTCGAGGATACCCCTCAGGGGCCGCCGTACACGTTCCGACTCCAGGCAGACCCGGGCGACAACGTACTGGGAGCCGACTTCTGGAGGACAGTCCTATCCATAGTGGAGCGGACAAAAAATGCACGCTCCCATATGCGGCGGGTGGATATACGGAAGACGGGCAGCGGCCAGACATGGACAGCCGGACAGCTTATCATTGAGCTGAATTTCAGAGCGGCGAACAGTGACAACGTAACGCTGGTTGTGGATGGGAGCCTCCAGCTTGCCACGCAGGAATGGGTAGAAAAAAATTACGTTTCCGGTACGTATTGGATGGGCGCCGGGGATTCCCCAGGGCTGGGTCTGCACACCAATGGCTCAACAGGGAAACCGGCGTATATCGATAAAACCGGGGCTCGTGATCTGGCTCTGGCCGCAGATGTTCAGGGTGTCCTGTCAGGGACTGCGGGGCTGGCCCCCGGAGATACGGCTGGGGTCGGACTGCACGTTAACCACGCCTCTGACAGGCCCACGTTTGGTGACGATGCAGGCCGGTGGCGCGACCTAGCACTGGCGACTGATCTCGACAGCCGCCTGCCTGTTTCCAGTCCTACGGCGTCTGGTTCGCTCACCGTCAACAACGGCGGTGCGACCATGGCAATCAACCCGAATACGTCGTTTAACGGTCAGCTGAGAGGTCAGATAACGTGGGGTACACGGGCGTGGTATCCCGGTGGAGATGGACTGATTTTCAGGGACAATGGAAACTCGTTGGTGGACGCAACAAAACCAACGTCTGTCCAGCGGTTCACCACGCAGGGAAGCCACGGTCAAAAAATACCGTTCCCTCAGCAATTTAAAAGTGACGATGTCCAAGTGGCCGTACTATCCGTAGATAGTGGTGGAAACTCTTTTCACACCGTGGACAGGTTCGTAACAGACAGGTACGGATTCGGGCTGAGCATAAATAGTTGGAACGGGACGGGTTATGGTGTTGAACAACGCCAAACGGTGATTGACGTATTGGCTTTTGGGGAAATGTAAGATGCCGAATATTTTCTTTTGTGTAGTAAAGTCTGGTCAGGACCAGCGCTCTGATCGGGAGATTATTGGCTGGAACAGGATCGAAGTTCCCGCTGGGGTTGAGTACGTCGAGATGACGGGGATGGATGACGCCCAGTGGCCTCCGTTGCAGCAGGATTACAGTCCCAAGGCGCTGGCAGGGGGCACCAATAAAATAATCCCTTATACGCCGCCTGAGCCCGTTATCCCCCTCCCTGTTCAGGCCCAATCGGCCCTCAATGCGGCCAGACAGACCGTTTACAATGAGTTTGCCAGCCTGAACGAGCCGACGCCTCAGCCGTGGGTGTCATACATGAAGCAGTTGATTTCGATAGCGAACGGGACGGACACCACCAGCACGAAACTCCCTGCGGCACCAAAATAAATCTACATATTGTGTTATGTATTATAAATATAACACAATATGTAGTGTATTTGTCGCAATCTGTCATAAAAACAAACTGCCATATCTGCTAAGCTCCCGGGGCGGAGGCAGATATGGCGAAAACAAACATTCATGCCGTTTGTGAAATAATTGGTGAAGACGCAGCGCTGAAGTTGATCAAGTCGTTGCCAGAGCAAAACGGCAGGAGGCGGTTGTATGTCCCCGTCAAGCCTAAAAGAATTTCGTGGATTTCCGAAATAATTGGCGAAGAGCGAGCCATGAAACTGCATTCAGAAATGGCGGGCTGTCAGGTCGTTATCGGTAACATTGAGCTGTATGAACGAAAACAGGCGGCGTTACGCCTGCTGCAGTGCCCGGAAAAAACAGTTTCGGCAATCGCAGCGGAAACCGGTCTCCATCGCAGCACAATTTACAGAAACTGGAGGGCGGCGGCGGCATGACAAACCCAATCCCTCCTGAGTGGCGGAACTATCTTACCCTGATCATTGCTGGTCTGTTCGGTTCGATTGCGGCTATCCCGTCTATGAAAATTCAGGCGATTGAACAATTCATCTTCTACCTGCTGACAGGTTGCCTGTGCTCTGTCTATCTCTCCCCCTATATCACAGACCACACTGGCCTGAACGGATCTGCCAGCGCATTCCTCTGCGGATCGTTTGGTGGCTCGGTGATTTCAAAAGTGATCGAGCTGATACGGTCAGTAAAATTGCAGGACGTGCTGATCGGTCTGTTCAAGAAAGGCGAATAGCATGGTGGGCGTTATCTATGAAGCAAGTGGCGCCGTCATCGCTGGGTGGGCGCTATTCCATCTCGCTCTAGGCCGTAGATCAGGCCTGGTTGGGAAGATTCTGTATTTCCTGACAGCAGCAGAAGCCGGAGCGATCTGTGTCCCGGCCAGTTGGCACTTCCCAGCGCCCGAAACTGTGCTACCGATGATGGCGATAACGATTGTATATCAGGAAGTATTCATCAACTATCGCGGCCACCATCATTGATGGATTCAATGATAAAAATGGGTCCTTCCCAGAGGGTGGCATGGACGGGGGGGCCGGACCCCCGGTTTTTCCCATGTGCGAGGCATTTCGAACCTGACTTTTTGTTTATATCGAATCGGATGAATTTGTGGCTGGGGCAGCTGGTGGAAAAATCGTCAACAGGCAGGGCCTAGCTGAGTTTTTCGGGGTTTCCCTACCCACTGTAGATGCGTGGGTCAGAAGTAAAGTTCCGTACCTCCAGAAGGGGGGAAAAGGGCGCGAATGGCAGTTCGATACTGCTGCCGTGGTGGAATGGCGGATCAGGCAGGCTGAGGAAGCCTCGAACAAGAAGTTGGCCAGCCTTGAGGCAATCGAAAAAGAGACGGCCCGGGTAAAACTGGAGCAAGAAAAGCTGAAGCTGGCGAAGGCAAAATCTCTTGTCGTACCAATGGACCAGATGGAACGCCGCCTTGCCATCGTTTTCGCAGAGATCCGTACGAACATGCGCAACGTGCCTGGCAGGGTAACATCTCTCATTCTGGGAGAGACGAACGAGAGGCGGCTGGTGTCTGTCCTGATGGAAGAGATCGACCGCTCTCTGGCCGGACTGTCCGACTTCGACACAAACAGCCTTGATGAGAGTGTTGATGACAGAGATTGACTTGAGCGATTTCGATAACTGGCGGGGCTGCGCATCTATCCTGCGCTCTGCCCTGCGGATGCTGCGCCCACCGGACAATCTACGCCCTTCCGAATGGGCAGAACGCAACCTGAAAATCCCAGAGGGGAACAGGGTTCCGGGGTTCTACCGGGTGATGAATGCGCCCATCCAGAGGGAGCCAATGGACCAGTTCGTGAACCCTGAATGCAGAAGGGTCACGCTGATGTGGGGGGCGCAGATCGGAAAGACCACCTGCGCACTGGGGATGCAGAGCTTTGCTATTGCCCAGCGTCCGAGATCTCAGATGATGATGCAGCCCAGCCAAGGGGACCTGAAGACATGGCTGGAAACCAAGTTCAACCCGCTGACAGAAGCCAGCGAGAGCATTGGCCGGCTCATAGCAAAGCCCCGGGGCCGTGAGGGTGTGAACAATCAGGGAATGAAAAGCTACCCGGGCGGGTTCATCATGTTTGCATGGGCAGGATCGACCAAAGCAATGCGGGGCCGTTCCGCCCCTTTCATCGTCTGTGACGAGGTGGACGGATACAACACCACCGATGAAGGAAGCCCCGTCTCCCTGATCTGGCAGCGTGCGGCAACGTTCGGTGATGACCGTTTTCTGGTGGAAATCTCTACCCCTACCCTGAAAGATGCGTCGTATATCGAACAGGCGTTTAAGGCTGGAGACCAGCGTTATTTTCATGTCTGCTGCCCAGACTGTGGAGAGCGGCAGGCCCTTTCATGGGGGCAGGTGAAATGGCATGGACGCCGGTCCACGGATCTAAACGATGCCGAAAAAGACCTGCATGATGATCATCAGCCGGACACGGCGGCGTATTGCTGCGAGCATTGCGGCACGCTGTGGAATGACGGCCAGCGCATACAGGCCATCCGCAATGCGGAGGAACAGGGTGCAGGCTGGATAGCTGCAAAGCCGTTCCGGGGCCATGCCTCCTACCATGCGTGGGAGGCCTACAGCACCTTCCGGCGGCTGGAAGACATCGTGCAGGATTATCTGGACAAGCTGAAGCTGGATGACCTCCAGGCGTTCGCAAACGTATCACTGGCCCGGACATTCGAGCTGAAAGGCGATGGATGCGAGCCGGAGAGCCTGTATGCCAAACGGGAAGTCTGGCCGGACCACTGCCCGGATGGCGTGCTCTACATCACGCTGGGGGCCGACATGCAGATGGACCGGCTGGAATACGAGATTGTCGGCTGGGGTATGCACGGAGAGACTTGGAGTCTTGAATATGGGGTGCTTTGGGGAGACCCGCTGGCCGGTCAGGTCTTCCATGATCTTGAGACGGTCATCAGGACACGGCGGTTTACCCTGCGGGACGGGACAGACCTTGCCATATCCGCATCATGCCTGGATACGGGAGGTACGACCGGCTACCCGCAGGCTGCCTATGACTGGCTGAAAGGCAAGAAAGGGCGCCGCATTTTTGGCGTGAAAGGGTACTCCCCTTCATGGGGAAGCCCGATTGTTCCAGGTCCACAGCGAAAAAGATCAGGGAAAACACGCAGAAAAGTCGATATTTTCCCCGTTGCGGTGGATGAAGCCAAAATAGTGATCTACCACCGTATTGCCCAGACCGTGGCCGCCGGAACGCAGGGCGGACCGGGCTTCATGCACGTTCCGGCTGATCGCCCGGAAGAATGGTTCAGGCAACTGACGACGGAAACGCTGATCCGGCGGAAAGGGCAGAAGGTGCAGCGGGAATGGGTGAAGCCGGGCAAGGCCCGCAATGAGGCTCTGGACTGCCGGGTCTATGCCTATGCGGCCCTCCGCATCATGAACCCTACATTGCAGGCAGAGGACTCACGCAAGGCTCCTGCCCTGGACGAACAGACGGAAGACATGCCGGGCCAGACAGAAAAAGGCCAGACGCCCCCGCCTGAAGATAAAGAAGCACCCGTACCCAGAATTAAAAAGCGGCGGGTATGGAAGCCGCCGCTAAACACGACCATGAGACGGTGGTAGGATATTTCAAGCCCAACACCATAAAAACCATTAAGCTGCGAAAACGATACGTCATGCCCTTAAAGAGCAAGCTGAAGCATATCCGCAGAAATACCAGATACCGGATACTGCGGTCGATGGACCTGCTTCTCCCGCACAGAAACAGGCAGCCGTAATCCTTCAGATGGAATCAGGAGCTCAGTGCCAAGACGCTTTGCCTAGACCGAGTAATTGATATCGAAATTATACTGCCGCTGATTCCTGTACAACTGCCTGATCTCCTTCGCATTGTCATAAGTGACAACCCAAGGACACTTTAACTCAAGAATGGCTCTTGCTAGAATTTCATGGTCTTCTGGATTGTAAAAATTAGTATAAAGTGTAGATCCCTTATGAAAATATGGAGGATCTATACAAACAAATGGCTTTATAGAAAGCCTTTCAATTTCTTTCATAAAATCCAATGCATCACGCCGATATATACGAATACGCCATTTATATTTTGAAATACGAACAATACGACTAATCAGGTCATCCTTATTATAACGGCAGTCAAGTTTATACGCCCCCTCTTGAGACTTCCCTCCAATCATCCCTGCCGCCTTGATGATGCCTGAACGATTGGTGCGATTCAGAAAAAATGTGGCAAAGCCCAAAGCCCTCTGCGCCCCGCAGGAGAAGAAAAGCAGACGGCGGCCCGATGTTCTCTTCCGGCTCCTCAAGCAGATTGCCCTTGATGCAGGCAAGACCGAGGCCGAAGCCATCAGGGCCGCCGGTCATGGCGTCATGAAGGAAACCGGCCTCGATGTCATGGGGATGATCGGTATGGGCTAAATATCTTAGCTCGCGCACATAGCGAGGGCAGGGAAAGGACTCCCTACCCTAGGTTAGAACAGAAAATTTTTTCTCTGAATCGACGCCTATCCCCGAAATAGAGTATTAATATTTTTACAAAAAAATATTAATTATTTCAAGGTGGTAGAAAAATTATAATTATTATGTAATAACACATAATATAGCAAAGGAACGGGTATCATCTACCTTACTTAGACGATGCCTTCTACTTCTTAGAACCGGGGAGACCATCATGAATTATAATGCATCCGATTACGTCAAAAAACTTTTCAAATCACCAGAGTTAGAAGAACTTTCAAAAAAAGAAAAATATTTTCATTTTGAACTAAATAAAATCAGGGATAAATTTCTCAAAGGAGATGAAAACGCTCAATGCATGCATGACTTTTGTTCTCAAAAAGCAATCAAATCCCACTCATTCTCAGAATACATAATCAAAGGAATAGAGAAGAAAGAAGATAAATTGCTCACACCCAATTATGATCCGTCCTCAAAAAAATTCACTATGCTACCAACCGCTACTTCGGAGGCTGGCACCTTCCGAGGATTCTGTAGAGAACATGATATAAATCTTTTTAAGGAAATTGAAAATATCAAAGTAGACAATAAAATACTAGAAATAAATTCACCTAAGTATTCTACCATACAAACATATAGAATATTATGCCGCGAAATAAAATTTATGCTTTCAGAGATAAAAGCGCACTTTTACACACTAGACGAATATATTTCTAATACTTCAAAAAGAATAGAAAATATTATTGAAAAGAAAATATTATCTGACAGTGCTATAAAAAATTTAGGAAAAGATGATATGAATTTAACAAATATATTGATAAATAGAAAAAAGTACGATCTTATAAATACAAGATACTGGCAAGCAATGACAACAATTATCCAAAGAAGAATGTTTCTTATTGAAAAAATTGAAAAATTAAGAATAATTAAAAACAAAATAAGAAAAAGAATTTTTGATAGTAAATTTTCTTATGAATACAATGATGATGGTATTAAATTAACAGCTAGAGAAGTGAATATTATCAGTCCAATCCTATTATCTTTTTGGATTTCCCAAGAATACACAAATAATCCTATTTTAATTTATATAATATCAAATCAAGAAAAATCTTGGATCGTATTTTGTTATAAAAATGAAGACTACGATACATTCCGCAGCATTCTCGAAAAAGAAGAAGATGATCTCCTTACTTTCATATATAAGCAAATAGGAAAAGGCTATGTAGGTAATTTCTTTGCAAGTGAAAAATTCATCCAGACACATCCTGAAATCAAGGAGAATCTTGAGAAAAATTTTCATAACCCTAATGCTTAGTCCCTTCTGTCGCATTCTGGCGTAAAAATTGGCGGTCCTTTCCTCTAAAATCCACAGGCAGACAACGGAGTGAGGAATGGCCCAGAAAGACTTTTTGCACGGCGTGGAAGTGAAGAACACGCCCGTCACGCAACCGGCAGTGGACGTGAACATGTCCACCATCGGAGTGATCGGCATTGCCCCTTACGCTGACCCTGCCGTATTCCCGCTGGACACGCCGGTTCTGGTTTCGGGGAGTGACACGCAGACTATCGGAGCCCTGACGGCCTCTGCCCCCACTGGCGCGACCGACCTTGGCACGTTGCCGGTAGCCGTGGCCTCCATGCTGGATGAGTGCTCTCCACTCATGGTCATTGTGCGCATCTCCGGCACGGCCAGCTACGACCCTGCCACCATTCCGGCCATTGTGGGCGGGATAGACAGCTCCGGAGCCTACCGTGGTGTGCATGTTTTCCTCGCTGCGGAGAGTGTCACGGGGTACCGGCCCCGCCTGCTATGTGCGCCGGGCTACACCAGCCAGCGCAGCAAGGGAGCCCTGGCCGGGGTGAGCGTCGTGGCGGCGGGTTCTGGCTATACCCCGGGCACCTACCCCCTGACGATCACGGATGCCACTGGCACCGGGGCACAGGCTCAGGCTGTGGTGGGGGCTGGCGGCACCTTCACCAGCGTAGAGGTTACGGCGAGCGGCAGCGCATATAGCAAAGCCCCGTCTTTCTCCCTGCCCACTGCCGTGGGCAACGGAAGCGGGGCCAAGTTTGCTGCCGAGGTGGCCGACCTAGACAATGCAGTGACTGCCGAGCTGAAGACGATCGCAGACCGACTGAGGGCGGTTGTCTTTGTGGATGGGCCCAACACCAATGCCACGGATGCCATCAATGCTGCCAATGAAGGCGGGAGCAGGGTCATGATGATTGATCCGTGGATTGTCCGGGAGACGGATGGTGTGTCTGCCGTGATTCCGCCCTCTGCCAAGTTTGCGGCCCTGCAAGCCTATAGCGACATGCAGAACGGTTTCTGGCGGTCACTGTCCAATCAGGCACTACACGGGGTCATCGGGTTGGCCCGGCCCGTGGATTTCGTGATGGGTGACGAGAACAGCGCGGCCAACATCCTCAACGCCAACAGCATCACGACCATCATCCGCCGGGCCGGTACCGGGTATGTCAGCTGGGGCAACCGGGCGCTGGACGGCTCCTTCCTGTGCGTGACCCGCACGATTGACGAGATCAGCGATGCCCTGCTGCTGGCCACAATGCAGTTCGTGGACATGGGGATCACGAAAAACTTTGTCACCGAAGTCGTGGCCTTCGTCAATTCCTACCTGCGGCAGCTCATCAGCAAGGGGGCCATCACGGGCGGACGGTGCTGGGCAGATACCAGCCTGAATACGGCAAGCGCGGTAACGAACGGGCAGGTCTATTTCGATTTTGACGTAGGACCCGTCTATCCGGCGGAGCGCATCACCTTCCGCAGCACCATTAATGACGGATACGTCACGACCATCTTCACGGGGAGCAACAGCTAATGGCATTGCGCCGGGTATTCAAGAACGTCAACCTGTTCTTTGCGGGGAACAGCTTTGCGGGTGAGGTGGTGGAAGTCAACCTTCCGAAACTGAAGGTGAAGACCGAGGAATTTCGGGGTGGTGGCATGGATGCGCCCATGGACATCACGCAGGGCATCGAGAAGCTGACCACGGATTTCACCGTGAAAGAGTATAGCCCCCTGCTGGTCGGATCTGCCTCTCCCCGTGAGGGGGCGGACCAGTCCTTCATCATGCGGGGTGCGCTGGAAGACTGGGACAGCACCGTGTCCCCGATGGTGGTCATCATGCGGGGCAAAGTCACTGAGGTGGACCGCGGGAGCCTGAAGCCTGGGGCAGAAAGCCAGCTGAAGATCAGCATGACGCTGGATTACTACTCTGAGGAAGTCGCAGGGGAGATGGTCACTGAAATTGACGTGATGAATATGACCTACCTGAACAACGGCAAGGATGCCCTCAGCGACATACGCAATGCGCTGGGCATGTGAGAGGAAAGACAATGAGCGAACGTACCGTACCTGACTACCTGACCCTGAATGATGATTATTCCGTCACGGTGAAGTTGTCCCGGCCCTACGATGAGAATGGGGTGAAGAAGGAATCAATTACCCTGCGGGAGCCTACTGCCCGTGAACAGCGGCAGTTTTCTCCGGCATCTGACAAGGTAAGCCCAGCCCAGCTGGGGACGCTGGAAGAAAAGATGCTGGCTTCCCTTGCTGATGGTGTGACGCCTGAATTTCTGGGGAATCTTGCCATGCGGGACTATGGCCGGGTGCAAACGGCATTCAGTTTTTTCACCGATTGAGGCCGGATGACGTTCTGAAAGGAGCCATGGCGCTTGGACAGGTCTGCCACTGGCCTCTTTCAGACTGTCTGGACCTGCCGACCTCTGATTTCCTGATGTGTATAGACAGGCTGCCGAAAGAGTGAGCAATGGCTGAAAGGCGCATGAAGGCCACCCTTGTTATCGGTGGCCTGATTGATTCCACGTTCAAAACCGTTCTGACTGACACAAAAAGCGGTTTCTCCCAGATTGGCAGTGCGATCAAATCCGCCACCAAGAGTGCCGATAACCTCTCGCTCCAGATAAAAAACATGCGAGCTGAAGGCAAAGCGGTGGGAGACATGACCCGCCGCTTTGATGCCATGACGGCCGCCATCAAGCGGGCGGAAGAGGCGCAGAAAAACCTGCGCCGGGCAGAAGCATTCCGGGGCCGGATGAGCGATGCTGCCGGGCAGTCCCGCTTCATGGCTGGGCGTGCCGGGGCGGGCGCCGTGGCTGGTGGCCTGTTGCTGCGGAACCTGCTGGGAGAAAGCAGCGCATTCCAGACGGAAAATGCCCGTTTGCAGGTGATGGGCGTGCCTGATGAGGCCAAGAAGCAGGCCCTGGCCGCCGGGCAGTCCCTGAAAACATTCGGCACGACCATCCGGGAGAACGTGGCTGCCTACAATGATGGTCTGGCTGTTTTCGGGAACATGCACGAAGCCAGTGTTGCTGCGCCACTGATTGCTAAAATGCAGTTTGCCAATGGGGCATTGTACGGCACATCTAGCGAGGAATCAGAACGGCAGCTGAAAGACATGTTGCGGGTCATAGACCTGCGAGGGGGTGCCACTAACGGGGCAGAGTTCAAGCGGCAGGCCAATTTCATCCAGCAGGCCGTGATCGCCTCAAAGGGCATGGTGAACGGCAGCGAGTTTTTCAAGCTAGTGAGCCACGGTGGCACGGCGGTCAAGGGCATGAGCAATGAGGCCCTGTTCTACAAGATGTTGCCCCTGATTCAGGAGATGAAAGGCGACCAGTTGGGGACGGCTCTACAGACGTCCTACAACAGCCTTGTACAGGGGCACACCAGCAAGCGCGCCGCCATTAACCTGATGCAGGATGGCCTGATCGGAGATCCATCAAAAGTCAAATTTGACAAGGCAGGTCAGGCGGCCCAGATCAATCCGGGCGCTTTGAAGGGCAGTGATATTTTTTCCCGCGACCCCGCAGAATGGGTCAGGAGCGTTATGCTTCCCGCCTTCGTGGCGAAAGGAATCATCAGCCGCGAGACCTATGGCCATGCCCTGGCGGGCACACTGAACGACACAGAAAAGCAGCTTCTCAACACCGAGATTGGCAAGCTGGGCAACACCAACACGGGGAAGCTTCTCAGTACGATCACCACGTCTCTGGCGCAGATCTCTCGTGACAGTCTCAATGCCAGCCGGTCACAAGGGATTGATGGATCCGTGAAGGCGGCACAGAACACGGCCCGTGGGCAGGAAATAGGACTACACGCCCAGCTGACCAACCTGCGGTTGAATCTGGGCGTCACTCTGCTCCCTACCTATGTCTCCCTGCTCCAGAAAGCCAACACGGTGCTGGACAGGTTCAACGGGTTTGTGCGGGCCCATCCCCGCCTCACCCGGGCTGCCACGGTGGGCATACTGGCCACCACAGGGGCACTGGCGGCATCCGTCCCTGTTCTGCTGGCTGCCGGAGCGGCCCTGAGCGTGTACGGTAACCTGACGGCTATTGCGGCCCGCCGGACAGCCATACTGGAAGCGGCACAGCTAAAGAACACGGCCGCTACAATCATGGGGGCAGAGGCGGAAAAGGCCGCTGGTGCAGCATCTCTATTGCGTGTGGGAGCGTGGGCACGCCCTGGGGCAGCAATAAAGGGATTGTTCCTTAGCCTCCTGTCTCCGATACGGCTATTCAAGGTGGTGGCGATATCCTCATTGAGGGCTGTGGGCCTCTCCATGTCATTCATCCTGTCCCCCGCTGGAGCGGTAGTGGCAGTTCTGGTAGCTGGAGGGTTGCTGATATGGAAATATTGGCGTCCCATCAAGGCCTTCATGGAAGGTTTCGGGGCGGGGCTTGAGGAGGCCTTCCGGCCCGCCAAACCGCTCTTTGCCAGCATCGTGAAATGGATTCAGCCAGTCATCACGTGGTTTGAAAACCTTCTTACTCCCGTTGCTGACACGGGAGATCATTTCAGGTCAGCCACAGAGGCAGGGGTGCAGTTTGGGCGCACTGTTGGCTCCGCAATCCAATGGGTAGCAGACAAGATTGGATCTGTTTTAGGGTTGCTGGGCAAGGTGGGCAGCACTGTCACCGGAGCGGTGGGGTCTGTTGCTCATTTCCTTGGAATAGGAGCAACAGATGGATCTGGAGATGGCGCTTCCCCTGCATCTTCGGGGAATAAGCAGCCTGTCACGCTGGGGATACCGCCTATCAAGCCTACCCTACAGCTGCCTACTGCTGACAGGCGCAACGCACAGGATGGTACGCGAAATAGCCCTGTACAGGCATCTTACACCGATCTACCCAAGTTCCGTGAGCCAGCTGGACAGACCGTAAACCATGGCGGTGACGTACATTACCAGCAGACTTTCAACATCACTCAGCAACCTGGGCAGTCACCAATGGAGTTGGCCCAGCACGTGCAAAAGATTTTTCAGAACAGCCGTCCCGCCCCTGCCCTGGCTGATGGACCTGATGGAGTAATGCGATAATGTTAGGACTGCCAGGAAGCGGCTTTCTGGAAAGCCGATTGATGGGTGCGGGCACACTTTCGACTTTTGAACAGGTGACTGGCCTACTGGGGCTTAATGCAGGGAATGCACCCGTCCTTCTTTCTTTGGGAAGTGTCCAATTTTCCCTCAACACTGCCGCCCTGCAGACGATTAGTCGCAATACAGAATCAAGCTGGGCGCAGGTTCCACGCATCGGCCATCTAGACGCCCTGCAGTACACGGGCCCGGGCAGCGATGTCTGGACCATACCATGTGACCTGTACCCTGATTGGAAGGGGTCAGCCAATGTCATTGAAGCCCTTCGTATGATGGCCCGTTCGGGAGATATATACTTTCTTATTGGCGCAAACGGGGATGTTATCGGGCTGTTTATTGTACGAAGTGTCACCGAGGAACAAAGTTTATACAAAAGTAATGGAACGCCGCGAAAACACAGTTTTAACTTAACGTTGCAGCGATTTGTGGAGACAGCCAGCCAGAAGGCAGAAGCGAAAAAGGGAGGCGCACTACTGGGCAGCGTGGGGAGATTTGTCAATTCTCTGGAGAATGGGATAACCGGGGCCGTGGGAACGATAGAAAATGTAGCGGGCGGAGCCATTGAACAAGCGACCAGTGCTGTAGACGGGGTTGTGGACCAGGCAGCAGGCGCCGTGGGAGGCGCTATTGATTCCGCCACTTCTGCCGTAGATGGCGCAATAGCATCTGCCACAGATCCAATCAGCAGGGAGCTGGGGCTATAATGCAGGTTTACAAAACCCGTGATGGGGATGTTTTGGATGGGATCATGTACGAGGCGTATGGATCCTGCACGGACGCCATGCTGCGGGCTGTGCTAGCAGCCAACCCGGGCATTGCTGACCGTGGCGCTGTCCTGCCAGCGGGGATCTCTGTCAATCTCCCTGACAATGTGGCCAGCAATGACAGTCAGTCCAGGCGGGGAGTTACCCTATGGGAATGACCCCTGCCTTCTCATTGGCGGCTAATAATCACGATATCACGGGCGTGGTGACTGAACGCATTTCCAGCCTTACCCTGACCACGGAGATGGAGCATCAGTCTGATGAATTGTGCCTGACCCTCTGGAATACGGACCCTGATACCCCACTCCACAAACCTCCCACCGGCGCTGTACTGACCCTCGCTCTGGGGTATGCAGATGATGACGCCCTGTGCGACATGGGGTCATTCGTCGTGTCATCCCTCTCTGGCCGTGGCGGAAAAATGTCTGGCCGGATAATGGAAATCCGGGCACGGTCCGTCCCCTATAGTGAGACGCCGGACGGAATATCTGGGTTTCAGACGCAGAAAACACGCTCATGGCGAAAAGGCACAACAATCGGGGACATGGTCTCCAAAATGGCGGCTGACCACGGGATGAAGGCAGGCGTCTCTTCATCTCTGTCCGGGATTCATCTCCAGCATTTTGATCAGGTGGAAGAAAGCGACATTTCATTTCTGCAAAAGCTGGCGTCGTCCTACGACGCTGTAGCAAAGGCCGCCGGAGGGAAGCTGTTGTTCCTCTCCCGTGGAGATGCGCAGTCTGCCAGTGGGCGGGATATTCCACCTGTCAGCCTGACCAGCACACAGGTATCGGAATGGTCCTGGTCAGAAGACCGGCACATCACGCCGGGCACTGTCGTGGCCCTCTACCACGCCACCCGGCAGGCCCGTACCTATGCGGTTTCTGTCGGGTCAGGCGAGCCGGTGCGCAGACTGAAAAGGAAGTTTCGTACCGTGGAGGATGCACGGGCCGCAGCACAAGCGGAGATGGGAAGGCGGGCACGGGGCAGCATGGGGCTCATCCTTACGCTACCGGGTGATGCCAGCCTGAATGGCGGTAGCCCGCTGGTGCTCGATGACAGCTTTGACGAAGGAGTGGACGGAAACTGGATAGTCCGCCGGGCCACGCACCGGATTAGCAAAGAAGAAGGATTCGTCACCGAACTGGCCTGCGAAAGGCCAAATAATGACAGCACAGTACAGACGTTGGTGAATGGTCCAGTGCAGGTTGATGGGCTATAACTGTCGCATTCTGGCGTAAAAACAACTGGCCCTTTTCTTTAAAATCTGCCCCATCCACGGCGATGAGGCAGGCATGAAGATTCCAGACACATTCACGGCAGGGACGACTTTCCGGCTACGGGCAGGAACCGGTACCATTCTGCTATTGCGTGGCTCATGTTCGGCTGACCTGCGGGCCGGTGATGATGGATTCATCGTGGCCTCTGCCTCCGAAACAGCACAATGGGCACCCGGGAGCGTGGCGTTTTCTCTGCGGAAAATGGCCCAGAACGGGGACGTTGTTGAGGTATTGAATGGATTCATGACGATCCTGCCAGACATTGCCAGTCTGCCTGCTGGTGCGGACACACGCAGCCAGAACCGTCGGACATATGATGCCATCTGTGCCGTCATAGAGAACCGGGCCAGCCGGGATCAGGAATCCTACAAAATCGGCAATCGTGAACTGAAGCGTATGCCTGTTTCAGACCTGCTGAAGCTGCGGGCGCAGTATGCCAGCTTCGTTGCGCAGGAAAATGGCCGGGGCGGCCTGATTGAACACAGGGTACGCTTCTGATGGGGATGATTGATTCCCTGAGACGGGCATTTGGCGGCCGGACCTTCCCGGCCATCATTGACGAGGAATACGAGCGGGAGAGCATGGGCGGTTTTGTGATGACCACAGCGCAGCCCACCCTTGTTGCCAGAGAAGCCGACCTGCAGGGGCTGAAAAAACAGGGGCGCATCACCGTACAGGGCGTCAATTATTGGCTGGTGGACGACCCCCGGCCTGATGGTACCGGCATGGCGACGGCTCCCCTCTCCCGCTCCAACCTGATTCAGGATGAAGCCGCCGTGACCCCAGTGCCAAAACCGGGGACCGCTGAGCAATGGCCGGGATGAGATGCCACAGTACGCAGACGAAATGGAGTTCAATCCGTTCACGGAACAGGCGTGGGATGATTTCCAGCAGCGGGTGATGGAACAATTTCTGCCCAGTGAAGAAATGATGCGGAATGCACTGGGCGCAACGAATGCCCGCATTTCGCAGATGATGAGGGCAAAGGCCGCCCGGGAATTATCCGCCATCCTGAAGATGCCCCGGAAGGTCATCTCCCATCGGTTCAAGGCGTTCCGCACATGGGGGAAGATCAGGGGCGGGAAGTTGTGGCTAGGGCTTGATGGCGTGCCCTTCATCAAACTTTCCCCTTACGCAGCAGGCGATGGTGGCGTGAAAACCAGATTCGGTGATTACCAGGACCCGCACGCTTTCATGGTGGTAGTGCCGAAAACGGGAAAACTGGCCGTGTTCAGGCGTGCTGGAAAGAAGCGAAAGCCATTGCTGGTCCCCCGTGTGGACATTCATGACCCTTGCTTTCTCTGGCTGAGGCAGCAGGTGGACAGCCCGTGGTTCACGCAGAAGTTTTTCGAGAGGCTTGAGCGTGAAATACGCTGGAGGACAACAGGCACATGACGGACCTTTTGCTGACAGACCTGAGGAGCATGCACACGAAAATCAGGGATGCCATCGCTACCCGCTTCCCGGCACTAAAAACGGTGGAGTTCTACCGGGATGAGGAATCGGAAGACCTGCCTACCCCGGCCTGCCTGCTGGAACTGGATGAGATCGAACCTCACGAAGAAGACCCCGGAACTGGTCAGATAATCGTAGGTCTGCGATTTTCGGCACGGCTGCTCTTCACCCGGGAGGCCGGGCATGACGGATTGCTGAATGTGCGGCTGGCGGCAGCTGACGTGGCAACGTTCATCAACAAGAACAGGTTTGAGGGGCGTGTGGCCCCGGGGCGGATCCTGTCCTGCGGAGTTGATTTTTTCCGGCCTGACCTGACGGACCGTTACGCCATATGGCGGGTGGAATGGCACCATGAAAGGGCGTTTCTTGGCCCGAATGTCTGGCAGGATGAAAAGCTGGCTGAATCGCTGACAGTCTATGTGAAGGGGAAAGAGGTCTATGCCACAAAGTCGGGCGGTGCTGGGTGACCACGATGTGCAGCTGGCCAATATAGGCAGGCTTGGCGTTGTTTCAGAGGTGCAGGGTGACAGGGCCAGGGTGAAGATAGGCCAGACAGAGACTGACCTGCTGCCTTTCATGCTGCGCCGGGCAGCGGCAGACTATGAATGGTGGCAGCCGACCATCGGGGAGCAGGTTGTCGTGCTGATGCTGCACGGCGATCCATCACAGGGGGTCATCCTGGGATCCATTGGACAGGACACGCACCCGGCCCCGGCTGATGGGACCGTCTGGGCAAAACGGTTCCGGGATGGCACTGTGCTGAGCTACGATCCGGGGAGTCATGCGCTGGATGTGCGGGCCGGGCAGTCCCCTGTGACGGTGGTATGTTCGTCAATCACCGTAAAAGCACAGTCCGCCACGCTTGACGTGCCTGAGGTGCACTGCACGGGGAAGGTGACAGCAGATGGCGATGTGGTGGCCGGAGGAATCAGCCTTCAGAACCATGTCCATCCAGTGCAGGGTGTAGGGCAGCCGACGGGCAAACCACAGCGATAACAGGAGCTCTTCCTGTCGCATTCTGGCGTAAAAACGGGCCGGTCGATCAGCTATCCTGCCGGGTATGGACACATCACACCTCGCTTTCGCACTCATCAGCCATTTTGAGGGCTGCCGCCTGAAACCGTACCGCTGCCCTGCTGGGAGGTGGAGCATCGGTTATGGGGCTACCCGCCTAATGGACGGCTCTGCCGTTTCTCAGACAACCAAACCTCTGACTCAGAGCGACGCTGATACTCTATTGCGGAGGAATATCGCCACACTGAACGATCAGGTTGCCGCATTGACTGCTGGGCACGCTCTACAACCATACCAGATGGCTGCCCTTATCTCATTTTCCTACAACGTGGGAATAACAGGGTTGAAAACCTCTACCCTGCTGCGCCGCCTGCTGATGGACGATTTGCAGGGGGCGGCCGATGAGTTTCTGCGCTGGGACAAGATGCACCTCGCTGACGGCTCTGTGATGGAGAGCCCAGGTCTGCTGAGACGCCGTGAAGCGGAACGCAGCATGTTTTTGGGCCAAAACGCTCGCTCATGAGCGGAAGGAATGACGTTGTGGCCCTCGCACTGGCAGCGCTTATTACGTGGTGGAGAATCCGCCCTGTCTGCCTAAATACTGGAGAAAAGAAGATGGATGCAATTAATCAGGATCAGACGGTCACCGGCAGCAGCGTTGTTGCCAATCTTGCGGGAATCATCAGCGAGGCTGCTGGAAGCCATTCCAGCCCCGCCCTGGGACGTGGTCTGTCTCTGGCAGCTGAGGTTCTGGGTGTCATCACCGATGAGGCGGAAGCAGCCCTCAAGGGAAAGATCGACGTGGAGGCCCTCAATGCGGGCCTGAATGACCTTCTGAATGGCGGCCGACAGGCGGAGCGTGGGATTGAGACAGCCTATCGTGCCATCCGTGAGCAGAAGGCGCAGGGCAGCTCCGCAACATGATGTATCTTTATGCTGGGTGCGGGGTGGCGGCAATCGCTGCCCTCACTCTGTTCGGCTGGGTTCTGTACCGGGCTGGCCGCAACGCTGCCCGTGTACAGTCTGAACGGCAGGAAGCCGCCACAGCCAATGAAGAGGCCGCTGCCTCCCAGCGGGCACTGGCGGCCCGCACGAACGGCATCCGCAGCAACAATGAGCTGCTGGGGACTCTCGACAAGGGGGATTTCTGATGCGGGAGCGGAGTACGATTCTTTATCTGACAGGGGCCGCTCCCTTGGCAGCGTTTTTGGCTGCCCTTCTAGGCGGCTGCACCCCTGCTCCGGCCCGACTCATCTGCCCGCCACTGGTGCAGTACAGCCCGCAGGAACAGGCCGCCCTGGCTGCGGAGCTGCGGGCGCATCCTGATCTGCGGGAGGTTCCCGTGTTCCTAGCGGATTACGGGAACGAACGGGCCGAGTGCAGGGCCCTAGATACAAAGAAGACCAAACATTAA